ATTTTATATTGAATAAAGAAACATCTCTATTACTTAGATTGAAGGAGGCATATATTGATAATCGTCTTGTGACCCAAAAAAGAACCAGCGCAATGATAGGTAATTAGGGTTCTTAATATCGAAGCTCTTCGAACCAGTCATTTTTGTATTTGGTCCTTTACTCACCAATCTAGAGATTTCACTGGTTCCTAAAGCATAATTATAATACCATAAGTTGGATATGTAACCATCAAAACCGCCTAAAGGTGCTACATAAATATCGCCGTAGTTTTGTTTGGGTACACCATGAAGCGTATGACTCTTAGTAATGGTTCCATTGATATAAATGTCAAGGGTATTGTTTTGACAGCGAATAATCACGTTAAACCATTTATTAAGCGGGATGTCGTTGATAACGATTTCTTCATTAATCACGTTGAATGTATTCATCATAATGATTAAATTGTTAGTATTGGGTGCGATATAGACACCGGGAGCGTTGTTAGGGAAATTGAGACCAACTGCTTCGGTATCGTTTGGATTGGTAGCATAATCGTTTCCTTTGTAAAACACGCATTTGTATTTACCACTATTATAGGTTAAATTATCAATGTTAATCCATACCGACCATGTAAATTCGATACCATCCGTAGCATTTATGGAACGAGATATCGTTTTTGCGCCTTCTATAGAAGGGTCTTGAGGGAAAACAATCAACTGTTTTGCGTCGACTGTTCCGTCAATCAACTTGGGATTCGAAGCTGGTGAAAAGAAATATCCTAAAACTGCTACCCCTATACGAAGTAGAATAAGAAAAGCAAATAAAACCAAAAGCAAAAAGGCTACCTTTCCGACTAAACTATTTGAATTCAAAAATTCCTCGGTGGAACTAATATATTTATTGGAAGTGTTGGTATTAAATTGATTAAATGTAGAACCAGAACCTATATCAGACATATATATTATACTTGTAAAAAAAGTATAATATCTAATCTAAAGTTACAAGTTATACAAGTTATACTAAATAGTGAAACTAGAGTCCTCTGTATCGCCCTCTAACAACGATACCTTAATTGTATATTTTCCAAAAAGCGATCCTAATAAACTGCCGCCATAACCGGCTTTATAAATATTCCATGCTTTTTGTGGGTCAGTGGCCTCTGGCCAATATTGGAACTTCGATGTAAAACCCGAGAACCCGCCCTCGGGCGTAACATATATGGGAGCACTAGCGTCTATTTTTGCTACTCCGGGCAACACACACGTGCGAACTAATTTACCATCTAAATACAAATCTTGAGTGCGCCCATATACGCTGAGTAACAAGTTACACCATCTTTGAATAGGAACATTCGCAATAGCACATGTACTTACGGTACTCTTTGTCGGATTATCTGGTAATTCGTCTAAACCGGGATAAACCGCTGTAGATACAAGAATATTGTTTTCTAAAGCGCCTAAAGTAACCGTTGGACAAGGTGCGGGGGGTAATTGCGCTGTGTTCATGCGACCGAATATAATCTTGGTTTCGCCATAACGATAATTCCAGTCATCGACGTAAAACCAAATAGAATAGCTAAAGTTGCTCGTACTACTCGCTGAAGAGGAAGAGGACAAACTACCGGCTTCGATAGTTTGCATTGTTTTAGCGGATATGAGGCCCGTTAATGTACTAACATCTTTGCTAATATATCCAATTACTACAAATAATAGCACAATGACTATGACAAATAATATAATGTTCTTTACTTCCATTTATATTATACCTATAGAAATTTTCTAGTCGCTTCACATTTCTTAAATATTATGGAGATAACGGAATCAAATGGTTTTTGTTATCCGAAATAACTGGTGGATTCTTAGTTTTTAACGAATTGTATAAAGTATGAATGGTCAAAATATCGAGTGGCTCTTTAAAATAAATTAAATTAGATATATTCCCACTAATACCGTTTTCGAAACCAGTTGTTAACATATCCAGTTTTATATATGGAACCACCTTTATCGCTGACTTGACTAATTGACCATTATAAAAAATGTCTAAAGTACCTCCATTGTAGTTCAAGACCATGTGATTCCATTTTTGGAGTAACACATTCTTATGTTTATAAATAATTCTATTCCCGTCCGCATCATAATCTTCCATTTTTTTTAGATTCTTTACGTTTTCTATGCTTTGTTCAATACTTTGGTAAATATCGGTTGTGATCACATCCTCTTCAACCTTTTTCCATGTTGGCGAATTAATCGTTTTATTTTTTACCGCGTCATAATATTGTGTAACCAATTTAACATCTTCATTATTATCGTATTCTTCGTTTTCCATTTGTTTTGTTGTAATATAAATAGTATTGTCATTCGAGCTATACTTGATACAAGGTGTCTCCCCATAAGACAAAATGGGGACTATTTTGTTATAAGCTGAACTAACACTAGGAGGAAATGCGTCTATGTAAAACCAAAAAGAAATAGCATATTGATAACTAGGTTGATCGGTATTATTCAATGATTGATAATCGGCAACATTTGTTAGTATATCTATTGGTATGGGTTGATTTATCAATTGTTTACCACCTTGTTTTAAATAACTAGATTGTAAATACGGCTGTGCTAAGTATACCCATACAAAATAACTCGTAAATAATAATAAACTTAGAACCAGCATTATAATCTCCTTTTTAGTAGGAGCAGTATTTCCCGACGAAACAGTAAAACCCAACAATTCCGATATCCAATGTGTTACTGTAACTAACAAACAAGGAATATATAAAAGAGTATTTACTATTAGCCTATAATACGGATTCTGGTCTAAGAAACCTCCAGCATTGGCTAATCGATAAATAATAGATAACATAGCACAAAAAATCACCAAATTAAAAATAATATGACCCCATGACTCGGGTTTCGCAGCATCTTGTTCAAAAATACCCATCAATTTAAGCGCCCCATAAATTAGACCGCCCGAAATGAGTAGAGCGCCCAAAATATATGCGCCTTTTACAAATAAGGATAGGAAATCATCAGATTTACCCAATAACCCTATCTTACCCGTATTCGATAAAAAATACTGGTAAATCATTATCATTATCACGAATATAATACCCACAAAGAGGGTAAAAAACACAGTGGGTCCGCCAATCTTGGCCATGATATTCCATGGATTCAAAAAATACAGCAATGTAATGCCAATTAAAAATGCGACGAATCCTAGAGTAAACTTTGTTCTCAAATTATACAATTCTTGAATTTTAGGGTCTAATGTAGATAAAATAGTATCATCTTTCTGTTTGTTTTTAAAATAGATAGATGCCATTATCAGTGTACTAACAATCAAAATTAAACAATTGATAACCACTGCTGTATTATTTTCCGGCGGTTTATCAGAAAATATACCGGCTATTCCGAGCACTGAGAACAATGTCACAAGAAGCAATACAATAATAATTAATATACCTATAATACCTTTTTTATCAGATAAAAAGGGACTATTAATTATATTTTTAAAGAAATCAATGTGTAACAACCAAGACTTATTAGGGTCGCTACCAATGAAAATAAACTCTCTAATCGTAAAAATAATAAAAAACATCATCGGTACAATCACAAACAACTCTGTTCCAAATGTTTTATTAAATCCGTTTTTGTTGGACCCATATAATACCAAGCCTAATACTAACAAAATAATCCAGCCAATAACTAAAACATTGTAAGATGATAACATATTGGCTAAAGACTGTTTATTTATATTTACCATACTAATTATATATACTATTTAATATTATATTTACATTATTTACATATTTTCCATGGCGGTTTTTTCGCCGTGACATTCACGACAAAGGGCTACCAAATTTGAGACATCATTATCGCCGCCGTGGTCCAAACGTATTTTATGATCTACCTCGAATGTATGTGACAATTTTCTTTTACACTGTCCACACTTCCAGTCTTGCATTGATGCCACATATTTCTTCTTTGTTTCACTTACTGACCGTTTTACATGTTTATGTCCAGACAACATTTGTCTCTGTTGCTTCTCTATTAAAACGGGTGGTTCACCGGAGCCACCATTGAAACCTTCCATAAAACTTCTAGAACTAGTAGATAAATCAAAAATTGGAGTTATCATGTCCATGGACGACCTATCAATTGGAAGATATTTAATCATATTGTTAGTGTAAAGTAGCATATTCTTGGTTTGTAGAGGATTTCTTTTAATCATGATATAAAAAACAAGTGCTAAGAATCCAATTATAGCCATCTTATAATATTTTTTATATGCGAGTAACATCTTAGTATACTTTCCATCATGATATGCGTTATATAATAAAAGCCCAGTTACAACAATGATTATTAATTCGATTCTCATATAGTATATACTAATATAATCTATCTTCTTCTTGTTTTCCTTTTATTAGTTCTTGTTTTCCTTTTATTAGTTCTTGTTTTACCTCCAGTTGTAGTATAATACCTTGTAGTCGTTTCTGCTGTTTCAAAGTTAGCGAACAATTCATTTAGGTTTGTTAGTTCATTTACTAAATTATCTACATTTATTGGTTGTAAAGGATTTTCGTATAAATATTCTATGATTATTTGTTTGATTCTTGTTAAAAATGTAAGCTGATATTCGTTTAACGTATCAAAGTGTTTGTATAATTCTTCATAGAAAGCAAAATATGTTAAAACAAATCCCCAAACATCAATATTTTTCAAAAAAACAGTATTAAAATAGGTCATTATATCTAATGTTCCATATTTTGTATAGTGTTTTAAAATCTTAGACAAGTATTCAACAATATAATAATAAGTAAATTCATATTCTACGACATTATCTCTGATATTGGATTTTTTTATATCTGTAAGTTCATTCATGGTTAACTTATTAAATATCTTGTTTATTAAGTCCAGATGCCCTGGCCCTCGAATGTCATTCCAAATGAAAATATAATTAATGACGAATTCTCTAATCTGATAATAGTCTGGCTCCAAATTTTCTGATAAAAAATGAGCATATCTTTCGACTAATTCTTTATTGAATAAAACAGAAGAAAATGGGACATTGTATTGAAACGGCCTTCTATAAACCTTTTTTGGAATTCCCTTTATACCTTTACGAACAAA